CTTCCACCTACATCAACACCAGCTGCCTTAAGACTAGACTTGCGCTGAGTTTCCCCTGCATCTGTAGTCTGTCTTGTCTTAACGCCACGCAACTGTTTATAGGTACTCAACAATTCATTTGCACTGTCGTAATCAAACTCACCATCAGCTTTAGCATACAAACCAAGGCGAACAGGTGAAGATTTCACCCAATTCACAAAGTCTGCATCTTGAGCAATTTGACCAAAATCAGGATGCTCTTGCGCCAGCTTTTGTTGAATCTGCATCTTCCTGAAATCTTGACCAGCTTGTCTAGCAGCAAGTACATCGGGATGGTTATCAACAGTCCTTCGAACTGCCTCTTGTGGATTCTCGAAAAAATCTACTTCAGGCTCTTTCTCAATAGGTTGTTGCTTAGAGGAGAGGTTTTGCTTGATAAGTTCATCTGCCAGCTTTCGCACTTCCCCAACTTCCTGCGCTTGCTTTCCAATCAACTTTTCAGCTTCTTGGTGCATTTTGACCACTTCTTCAAGAGATTTCTGCCTGTATTTCTCAGGCATCTCAGAAAGTGGTGCTACTTCAGGTAGTTGCTTCTTTTGCTCAACTGCATCTAACTCACTTAGCGACTCATCTTCATTGTCAATCAACATATTTTTACCTTTTTCCTGCCGTTATCGGTTCTAGGACATTCAACTCGACATTTCTGTTTATGAGTTGTGCTTTTGCTCCCACTTCAACTGATCTAGGTGTTTTTTCTCGAACTTCCCATGCTCTGACGGGAAAGAACCAGACCACCCTTCTAACTTGAAGTTTGGAGCAGAGAGAGTACGGTTGGCTGTTTCTCCGCACTCACATCGAAAACTCGTTGTCTCATAATCAACAAGTCTTTCAGTTTTATGCCCGTTCTCACAGGCAAAATCAAACATTCTTTTCATTCAATTCCTCATACGCTTGTTCGCTGACCTCTTCCAAGGTTTTTAGCCAAGTCAAGATGGAAAGTTCACCTTTTTTGAACATCAAGGTCTTTTCATCAGGAATAACGCTTATATTATTGAGTGACTCTATCATATTGTCAATATCAATAGTTAATTCTTTCCAGCCGTCCATAGACATCATGGAAAAACGGTCTTCGTAGTACTTTTGTAGTTCTGGGGTCATGCGCCAATGCTTTCAACTTGAGCTGCCAATTGAGCCTGATAAGCGGCAATGACTTCAGCAGTCCAAGCCACATTGCAGATTGCTACGACACTTGCAGGGATGCCTGTTAGGTCTTGTGCTGGCGCAAGACTACTTCGATGAAAGGTCTTACTCAATTCATTGCCATCTTCCATGATGCGTGTAGCTTCACGATAAAGAACAACACCGTTCTCAGTCACGGTGATTTGATCAATGCTGGTTGTTTTGGTGAGTGACATGACTTTTTCCTTAAGTTGTGAAGTATGAAGCTGATACATAAAGAGCCATAGCAGCACTAACATCAGCGGCAACTAATTGAGTCATATTAGCGCCAGCCGCCGCCATTTTAGAAATATTTATTCTTGTGGCACTAGAATTTATGTATGCTTTAAGCATAACAACATTAGTTGCAAGACTAGTAAAATATCCGATGCTTCCTATTTGAATAAATGTTGCACCACTTGCATTAAATGGCAGTCCAACAATCTGAACATTTCCAGAAATTGTCCCGCCTTTAGTAGCCATAGAAACAAAGCATTGAACTGTTACTAATCTCCCGACTTTTGTATATGCTCCGAGTTGATTTGAATAAGTATGCGTTCCATCAACACCATCTGCACCAATAGTAGGAGTCCAAGTACCCTCCTCATAATCATCCAGCGTGTTTGCGTCAGTTGATGCTGATTGAGTTGCGGGGAATGTTATTCCCGATCCACTTGTTGATGGTGTTGCATTTCCTATAGCAATTGTTGTTGGAAATGTTGTCCTTTGACCTGTATCAATTGTTATTCCAGTAGTTCCAGCTGATTTCAATGTCAAAGCTGTAGCGGAAGCAGATGAAAGTGAACTGATTGTAGGGGTAGTGATTGTTGGAGAAGTTGCAAATACGCTTACTCCTGTCCCTGTTTCATCAGTTAATGCAGTAGCTAACTGAGCCGATGTAAAAGAACCTAAAGATGTTGCATTTCCTACAGAAGTTACAGCACCTGTTAGATTGGCATTGGTTGTAACAGTTGCTGCATTACCTGTAGTATTCTGGTTCAATGTAGGAATATCAGCGGCAACAATTGCTCTGAATGTCGGTGCGCCAGCAGACCCATTAGGTGCAGCTAAAACAAAGTTCGCAGTCTTAGACGCATAAGGATTCTGAGTGTCACCATAACTAGCCGCCAATGAAATAGCAGGAGTAGCACCACCGCTTGATGCAACAGGAGAAGTACCTGTAACAGAGGTAACCGTTCCTTGGAACTGGTCAGCAGAGGAGATGGTGAAGTTAGGATAAGTACCAGTAATTGTTGTTGTACCGCCTTGTGTCAAAGCAACCGTTTGGTCAGGTGCAGAATTAGTAATAGTAAAGCTAGGATATGTTCCGCTTGTACTGATGCCTGTGCCAGCAGTCAATACAACTGTTTGATCTGGCGCAGTATTGGTAATGGTCAAAGTGCCAGTAGTTGTGATTGGACTACCACTGACGCTAATACCTGTACCAGCAGTAGCCGCCACACTTGTGACTGTACCTGTTCCAGAACTCACATTTACAGTTACATCGTCCCCTGAGTTGGTAGCAGTAACCGCCGCACCTACAAAGTTGATGGTCTTAACACCCGTAGATATTGAAGTTCCCTCGTCCTTGATGCCTACCGCCCCATTAGTAGACATAGTGCTGATGACTTTGATCTTTTCAGCAATGTCTTGAGATACAACCTCACCAACATTCAACTCTCTGCCATCAGACAAGGTAATAACCAAAGAACCATCAAAGTCAATCTGTGCGTTGACTACTGATATACCGTCTACACCGTCTACGCCATCACGACCAGCTTGACCATCAACACCTCTGTCCCCTTTTAGGCCATCTCTGCCTGACTTTCCATCCTTTCCGTCACGACCATCCTTGCCGTCTTTACCATCTTGCCCATCTTGAATAGATGCAACACGTTTTTCAATGGTGTTACCAACAGCATCAAATCGATCACGAATATCCGCTTCTATTTTCTTCAGTGCTTGGACAACAAGGTCAACATTCTCGCCAATCTTCTTTTTTTGCACCTCTTTTGCATTGGCAACAGACTGACGCACTGATTCCAAAACAGCCATTTGCTGTTCAGGAGTCATATTCTTGAGAATTAACTCTTTGGCTAAATTTTCAATATCCATTATTCAGTACCAGTTTGCGCTGAACTTAACTGTTTGGTAAGTTGATTCAAGAAATCTTCTTCCATGCCTGAAATCTTGTTATTTTTTTCTGCCATTTGCAGTTCAACAATCTTGGATTTATTCTTAATATCAGCTTCTTTGAGCATCAATTCAGCAATCTTAACCCGCTTGTCAAACTCTTTTGAGGCTTGGTCATCTTGATTAGGCAGATTCTTAGTCATTGCCGCCATGTTCTTAGTCTGAACTTCTTGAGGCATTAACTGTGCTTCAACCATCAATTTCTGTGCTTCAGCCCTATTTTGTTCTGCTTGAGTAGTGTTTACAGCAATTTGAGCTTGTGCCGATTGCATAGCCAACTGTTGTTGTGCTTGTTGCATCTGTTGTGCTTGTGGATCAGGCTGCATCATCTCATCTAACTTAGCCATCAACTCCATACGGTTAGACAAACTGCTGTTTCCAACAATTCCTTTAAGCAAAATAGGCAAAACAGGGGTATTTGCACCCAAAGTCTGCAACAAACCAATGAATTGCTGCTGCTCATACTCTCGTGCAATGATGCCAAGGGTTGCAGTAGGGATGAAATTCATGTCAACAGAGGGATAACGCTCTGGATCAAACTGCATGAACCTGAAAGCAGCTTTCTTAATAAATGGGATCAGGAAATCTTCTTGGAAGTTCACCAATGTACGCTTGTATTTCTTGATGATGGAGGCAACCGCCATCGACATACCGCCACCATCACGACTAGATTGAGAAATCATGCCGTTGGAATCTAGAGTTCCTGTCGCTTGTAGCAACATTCGCTCAAAGTCTTTGGCAGTTGCAAGGTTGTTAGGGTCAGTTGCTCCAAACTTGAATGGAAACAAAATCTCGCTAGGAGAACCATTAACCAGAATAGCTTTTCCGGGCTTTACCTCGAACTTCATACCACGGGGCAAGCGAGTTGCATCCATTGCCATCATGGGAGAAGTACTCAGTGCTAGTGAATCCAAGTGACTGCGGGTCTGAGCATCAATAGCCTTCTGCATATTGAATGCTTTTTCCACCGTACCACGACCAAGCAAGCGATTTGGCACAGTATCGTCTTGGTAAGACAGAACTGGCCTGTCTTTCATCATGTATGGATTTTCTTCAGCCTTTAAGAGCATTCCATCATTGGCAATCACGACAATGGCCTCAACCATGTCGGTGTAGTCTTCAGCCGTAGAATTCTCAGGGAACAACTCAACAATATCCTTGTTCTCTTTCATGTTCTCAAGAAACTCACGGGGAACTAACCCGTAGTAAGTCAACAAAAGAACCTTTTCATCCTGATACTGTGATACTTCTTGGGTTGGCTCAAGGTCAGTATCCTCACTGGCAGTACCAATATCCACCTTACGGTAGATTCCACGTTCAATACCTTGCACAACCTTATGAATTGAAACGTATTTTTCAATAGCCACGCCCATACAGTCATCAATGCTTGTGCCGTTAGGGTCAAACAAGAAGTTCTTTGGATTGACAGGCATGATCTTGACAGAAATTCTGTCTTTTTCCATCACGCCAATAGCTGCCTGACCCTGCTGATTAGGAATAGGGCGAGTTGAGGGAACATACTCTTTTTCAGTCTTGACAACAATCTCTCCTATGCCTGTGCCATAGATTTCAGCCATCAATTCGATCTGGTCGATAGCTTTTCTGATTTTGTCCTTCTTAAAATCCTCAACGAGTTGATTCTTAATCATCTCAACATCAATGGGGTTGCCGTTTACATCTTGGATATTGTCTTCAATGTCAAAAAAGTCGCCTTGACCAAAGATAGCTTCCATGATCTCAGCGTGACGAGTCTCGACTGCTTGTTGAGTAGCAGGAGTTACGATTCGGCTGCGTTCAGACTCACGGGTTTTGTCTTCAGATGCCCATTGACCACGAAAGATACG